GGTATGTTGGTGCTTCTTTTGCTCATCGGCTTGGTTGCTGATCCTGTTGAGCAGGTACCGGAAGTGGCTAAAGGTGTGGCTCATGAGTACCAGGTCATTGGTAAAGATGACACCAGTTTTGCGGGCAGAAAGCGCCTCCGCTGGGTGATTACGGCTCCGACCGCACTTACTCAGGAAGATAGAGCGGAAACAGCCAAAGCCGCTGCTAAGGCTCTACAGGGCCAAACAGACGCAGACCTTGCCCAGGTATGGCTTGAGGTTGCCCCGTTTGCGGCAGGTCAGGGCAGCCAATTGGCCATGGCCACATACACGCCTGATGGCTGTGGTGCCAGTGGCAAGGATTGTGATGGTAAAAAATGGGATGTTGAAGCCTCAGACGTGCAATTAACCCAGGAGCAGCTGGCTGTATGGAAAGCCTGGCGCGAGAATCGCGATCAGTTTATGGAAGATGGCATGGTAAACGAGGAGCGCCTCAAATCCTTCCTGGCTAATAAATTCGGTACCACTCCAGATAAGATCACCCTTCCGTGGGTGTCCCGTGAAAAGGTGAGCGGGTAGGGAAAGGGCGGCGAGTGCCGCCTTTTTTTATTCTGGCTTGAAGTTGTAGCCGGTTTGTATTTGCTGTAGCTGGCTGCTTATGTCTGCCGCTGCTTTTATTTGTGGCATTACCAGCATGTGGAGCAGGCATCCGGCGCTGGTGTTTTCGTGGCTCGCTGCTGAGTTCAGTTCCATCAGGGCATCGGCTAGGGCTTCGGCTGCTTCTTGTGCTTTTGCGATTTTGTCTTGGGTGCTCATGGCTGTTTGTCCTTTTGTTTAAATGTTGTTTTGTACAAATGTACATTTATACTAACGTGCGCCCCGTGAGCAGTCCAGTCTTTATTTTGGCAAAAAGAAACCCCGCACGATGGCGGGGTTTGGTGGGGTTAGGCTTCTTTTGCACCTAATGCTTTCAGTGCGTCTTCGTTTAGCTCTCCGTGCTGGCCTGTTGGTTCGCTTAGGTTAACTTGTGCTATCGCAAACCTTCTCCCTTCGGTGCTTATCATGGGTAGTCGCTTTCTTAGGACTAGCGCCTCCTCTGCTCCATTCCTGTCGCTATGGGCGCCATCGATAAGAGTGGGGTTTCCGTGCTGGTCTAGTTCGGCCAGCCAGTATTGTGTTTTCATTATTCGCTGTCCTTTGGTGGCTGTTCCTTGGCGTTCATCTTGACAATGGCCAGGCAGTTACCGCCACCAAGTTGGCGAACGAAAGCGTGGCTAACTGTTCCGGTTAGTGGTGATTGCACTGTTGGTGTTAGCGGTAGTAGTGCTTCCGCTATTGCTCCAAACTGTTCTAGATCAACGCCAAACTTTTCAAGTAGTGGGGAGTCGAAGTCTTCATCGTCATTGATGATATCGTCGGTCTGTTCTTCTGTAAGACCGAGGGCCGCACCAGCAAGTAATTGAGTGTCAAAGTAGTCCATTCGTTTCCCCTTAATTATTTAGTAGTTCTGATGAGTTATTTTCGTCGGTTTCAAACCATGATGAGTCGTCAGGGTAGCTATCAACATAACAGTCGTTACCAAGCGGTTCACCGTTCCATATCTCTTGCGCCATTAGCGCCTCCCCATTATCAAACACCCTGACCACTCTGGTGTGTCCGAAGGCTGTGACGATGAATTTGCGTTCGCCATCTTCAAACTCGCCATCAAGAGCCATTTCGGTGAGGTCATTTTTTCTTAGACTGACTTGTACCAGGCTGCTTCCGCAATCAGGGCAGCCGCACTGTGATTTCAGGCGCTGCATAGTGTCACACCATTTCCCTGCCATGGATGCAATCACCCCTAATGTCATTTTGCAGTCAGCCAGAGCGCGGTGTGCTGTTCCTTCGATAACAACGCCTTGCTGTTTCGCTGCATTTCCCAAGCGTTGCCATTTACATTGCTCACGGTAGTCATCCCACTGCCCGTAGAACTCTGCATAAGCCAGCATGGCGCAGTCAGCTTCTAGCCATAGAGTTTCCAGGATGTTGTGTAGGTTGCTTGTTTGGTCGATGATTCTCAGGTCATAGTCGGCGTTGTAGATAACTAAATCACGGCCTATGACGATTTCTTCAAACTTACGGATCACTTCTGGCCATGTTGGGGCTTCGGCCACCATCTCGTTAGTTATTCCGTGAATGCGCGTGGCTTCTGCTGGAATTGGTGACGTAGGTTTTACCAGCGTATCAAGTAGCACTTGGCCGGTGCAGTCTATTATGCTGATTTCGATTATCTCAGCCCTTTCATCTAGGCCAGTTGTTTCTGTGTCGAGTATTAATGCGTTATTTTCTAGCCACTGCAGGGCTTGTTGTTTAGGTGTCATGCTGCGCTTTCCTCTCTTTCAATTTCTTCTAAACCTTTGACGCAATCAGGGCAGGCATTGGCCCCAATTTCGTCGTCTGTCTCATAGGCCCGCCATCCCAGCTTTTGCAGTTGTATGGCGGCGGCTTCTTTACTGACCGCCTGGACGGTTTCCTCGTTGGTGCAGTTGCAGCAAACGCAGCGCACCATGGTGATCACTTCCAGTTCGCTTTGGTCAGGCTTCTTCAAAATCAGCATTTCAGCTCCTCCGGCAGTTCTTCGTGAAGGAATACCCACTCGTCTTCAAATACCCCGATTTCTTCCCTGGTTTGAATCGACTGGACGTTAAAAGAGATCTCAGGGGCGGCAGGGTCTGGGTTTACTTCGGTTACTCTGGCGAGTCCGCCTGGCCACCCGCCGTATGGCATCGTGATAACGGTGCGGCCCACCAGCTCCGCACCGAGTTCTGCCAGCATTTGCTTAGCTACGTGCATTTTGCCCTCCATGGTTGCTGATGGTTTTTGTTGCCTGGCGGGCAATGCTTGAGGCTGTTTTGCGTAGGGTCTTTCTCCCTTCGCTGTTTTGGGTTGCCTCAAGGATGGAATTAGCCATTGTTAGGGCTTGCTCTGGGTTGTTGGCCAGTAAGCCTTTCAGGCTGGTTTTTGCGTCTTCTGCAGACGTGCTTAGGTAATTTTCTAGCGTGTACATGGGCACCTCCTTATGCGGCCATTTTTAGAAGATGATCGCGCATGAAGCCGGTGCAGTAGGTCATCGCGTATTGACGAACCAGGCGCTTGTTCTGTTCGCTGGCCTGAATTTCATGCAGCTTTAGGCTGCGCACTTTGGTATACTCTTGTGCGGACATGATGAATCTCCATAATCTCTGATTGGTTGTGTTCCACCAGGCCCGGAAGGTAGTAGCTCCGGGCCTTAGTTTTTTAGCAGGGGTAGTAGCCCCGCTTAGTCTTCCATAGGGTAGTGACCCTCTCCTCGTTCGTATTTCTCGAACAAATCCTCCAGAGCTTCAATGACTAGCAGTTTAATGGTCAGCGTTTCCGCTGCGTTGCCTTTCATCTTCGCCAGGCGCTTGTGGTAGGACGTTGGAATGTCCACACGCAGCGGTTTCTCTGGTCCTTCCTGGATGTCTGGTCGAGTGACGATATCCAGTGCTCGGTCTTTGTCAGACCGATGCCCGGTCTGGTTCTTTTTAAGCATGCAGGTACTCCAAAATTTCACGGGTCAGCATCTTGATCTCATGACGAGCCTGGTTCTCTTTGTCCAAGTGAACAACGGCGCTGCCATTTTTTGCCGTGTTTGCATAGTCAACACGCTGAGTTGTGCCTGTTTTAAAGATCTTTAGTTCGTAATACTCAAGAGCCTCTTTTACTTCCCCTTCCAGCTTAGTGCGCTTGATTGCACGGGAAATGATGAATGCTGCTTTAGGTAGGCCGTCGGTGACTTCCTGGCGCGCTTTAATTACATCTACTAAGTCAGATGCCGCCCAGCAATCGTACGGCGATGGTTGGCAGGGTATTAGAACCAGGTCAGCAGCTCTGACAGCTGTTGCGGCAAGGTCGGCAACCTGTGGCGCACCGTCAACAATTACGTAGTCATAGCCGCTGGCTACTTTATGAATGTCACGATGCAGGTTTTTACCCATGCGGATAACAGGGACGGTCTCGCTGCCTTCCTCAGCTTGCTCAGACCAGTCCGTTGCGCTTCCTTGTGGGTCAAGGTCAACCAGTAGAACCTTGTGGCCGTCAGCGTGAAGCTGTGAGGCTACGTTGGTGGATATGGTTGTCTTACCGGCACCGCCTTTTTGGTTAAGAATGGCTATCAATTTGGCCATTTCGTTCTCCTCTCTGTTGATGTGTGCCTAAAGTATAAGCGTACAAATGTACATTTGTAAATATGTTAATTTGTGTTTTGTGCGTTGGGTGGTCGCTGCTTTTATGTGATTGGCACTTGCTTGCACTCTCAATCCCTTTATTTATAGGCAGTTACGCAGATTTGGGTGTTAACCGGAAAGGCCGTGTTGCAACTGTACAGTCTCTTTTTCTGCTTCCGCTTCCTACCGCATTGGTTCATGGCATGGCCGTTCACCGGACATTACAGGGCCATATTCACCTATTAAGAAATCAGCGACAGTAAAGTCCCAATCGCCCACTAATTACAACTGTACATATACAGCATTGCGACACATAAATAAATAACTGTACATATATTTATAATTGCACACACTCGCCATAAAATAACTGTACATATAATTAAGTTATACAAGTGTACATATATAATATAGTATAACTGTACACATACCAACTTGCACATGTGTACATATAGTCTAATTAGACTATATGTACA